GGAAACCAGAAATTGCAAGAATTTTCAGGTAAATATTTGTTATCAATGGTTCAGCGTGATTTTAGTAGTGAAAAAAAGGCATTATTTGATAAAATGACTGGAAATATTCCTGAATTAAATGATCCAGGAAATTCAGGTGCTCGTGTCAATGCATATCCAAGTGCCTATTATACCTCAAACCCAGCAGGTGCAGAGCCATCAATTCGTAGTAAAATAATTTACATTCCATTAAATACATGGTTCAATTTGAAGACTCAACAAGCATTTCCATTAGTAGCATTGCAATACAATGAATTAACAATAACAGTAACGTTAAGACCAATTTATGAATTATTCCGAATCCGTGATGTAATGGATTATACAAATAATTTTCCATATGTACAACCAAATTTCAATAAATATTATATGCAAATGTATAGATTCTTGCAAACACCTCCAGATATTCCTTTAAGTATATCTTCTTATATAGACACAAGGACATTATGGAATATAGACTTGAATCTGAATTGTACATATTGTTTTCTCTCAAATGATGAACAAAAACTTTTTGCGAAAAATGAACAAAAATATTTATTCAAACAAGTTCAAGAATCTGTGTTTTATAATGTAACTGGACCGAATAAAGTATCATTAGATTCTCTTGGTTTAATTTCATCTTGGATGTTTTATTTTCAAAGAAGTGATGTAAATTTGAGAAATGAATGGTCTAATTATACAAATTGGGCTTATAATTATTTACCAAGTGATTTGACATTAGCACCAGCTACAGGAAGTTTTCCCGACCCTGTTTATCCGACAACAATTATTCCTGTTCTTACTACTATCGGTCCTGGTATTCAAATGAATGCAGAATTAACAGGCATATATATTACAGGTGACTACACGATGCAAAATCAAAAAGAAATATTACTTTTAATGGGTATTGTTTTAGATGGTCAATATAGAGAGAACGAGTTACCTGTTGGTGTGTTTAATTATGTTGAAAAATATTTGAGGACTGCAGGAAACGCTAAAGATGGTTTATATTGTTATAATTTTTGCTTAAATACGAATCCATTTGATTTACAACCATCTGGAGCCATGAATATGAATAGATTTACTTCTGTGCAATTGGAATTCACTACAATAGTCCCTCCTTTAGATCCATTGGCACAAGTATTAACTATTTGCGACCCGCAAACTGGAGATTTGGTAGGAATTAACAAACCAACGTGGCAAATTTATGATTACAATTTTGATTTGACTGTATTTGAAGAAAGAATTAATATGGTTACTTTTATTGGAGGAAATGCTGGATTAATGTATGCAACATAATAATCTTGCGGCTCTAAATCTTTACATATATATAATATGTTGTGAAATATAATAAATATAATATGTTATGAAATATAATATAACATGTTATCAAATACAATATATATAGAAAATATAAAAAAAACTGTTTATAATAGGGAACCTACGGATCCTTTGCGAAGCAAAAGCCTTCTCAACCTCCTCTCCCGACCCTTACCCGACCCTTACCAGACATCTACCCACCCAATACCCGACCCTTGCCTGACATTTACCCACCCAATACCTGACCCTTACCCGACAATTACCCACCCAATACCTGACCCTTACCCGACACTTACTACGTTGAAAGGCGGAATTGTAAAGCGGAATTGTAAAGCGGAATTGTGCTTCTCTCAAATTCTTACTACGTTGAAGAACCGACAATTCCTTTGCGTTCCCTCCCTCTCCTGTTCCGACCTTTACTACGTTGAAAGGCGGAATTGTGTTTATAATTATTTACCAAATCTTGGATGTTCATTAATATTTTTTTTTATAGGTTCTTATTTTGTTTCTAATCAAAAATCTATAACTAATTTAATTATTGATTATCCCCAAAATGCTTGGAGTTCAATACTGTATTCATTGCCAAAAGCAGAATTACCTGTAAAAATCCCTTTATTGACATTATCTATTATAAGTTTTTCAAATTGGGCAAATAGTAATAATTTAATAAAGTTTATAGATATAACGAATATTTTTTGGGTAATAATCACTGTCACAACATCATGTCTACCAAATGCTAAATATAAAAATTATGTAATAATATTTGTTGATAGTGTATTCATAATATATATATCAAATATTGTTTATTTTGATTACGAATTATTAGTTTTGAATTATTACCAAGAAAATATTGTTATTCTATCAAGTATAATTACTGTAATATCAACAATTTCAATGACAAGTTATTATTTGAATAAACCATTATTCATATTTGGTATTATATCTATTTTTATGGGTTTTATTTGTAAATTAATTGGAATTTACAATTACAAATATTGGGCTACATGTATATTTCATACATTGACTGCTATTGGGATTTCATTATTATTACAATTACAAGAACAAAATAACCCTTTACACGAGAGATATAATATCATTATACCTTAGATGTGTTAAAAAGGGTGCATGATTTAATAATTGGATGCTAATGGTCCGTCAACCATAAAAAGACCTGTAGTTGTATATTGTTCTGGATATTTTGGCATAAATTTCAAATTGTTAGGTTTATATCTTTTATCAAAAAACTTACTACTTTGATTGAATTTACTTGACCATGTATTTAGACCAAAATCTGCCATAGCAGGTGTTGCATTTTTATTAATCAATGCGGCTTGAGTTCCAATGTCAGTAGTTAATGAAGAATATGAAGGATGTAAACCAGTTAAATTACCAGAATCATTTTCTCCAATAATGTCACTACTATATGAAAGTGGTGATTCAAAAGGCTGACAACCTGGACAATCATTATCACTTAAACATTGTTGACCAGTTATATAACAACGACTTGTAGATCCACACATATTATTGCAACTGAAAGTAGTTGTTAAAGGTAAATCAACATTAGTTGTATTTGAAGTTGTAAAATTTTCTTTTTTTTCACTAATAAAAATTATCGAAAATACAAGAATAAAAATTAATAATATAATATAATATTTTTTATTTTTTAAATCCATATAATATTATCAAATACTTTTTTATTTTTCAAATTAGTATAATATTACGGAACTTCTTCCTTTTGCATTCGCATGTATTCGCATGTATTCGCATATATTCGCATGTATTCGCATGTATTCGCATGTATTCGCAAAAGGGAAAGATTGGGTAACCAAATTCCCACAATTTTATTAAGATAATCCAATATATTTTTATATTAATTTAATATAAGTAAATGTCTTCAATAGATGATATTAGAATTATAGATGAAAAGAAAAACAATACTGATAAAAATAATAGTTATTACTTAAAATTACGCAATTTTTTCATAACATTATTGATTTTATTAATATGTGTGTTTGTATTTTTCACATCAAGTGGATTTGTATTATATTGTTGTAAAATAGCCCAATCAAATATATTACCAACTGAAATAAAATGTATGCCATACGAAGGAACGCTTCCTGTTTTTGAACCTAAAGAAGGAATAACAATCAATATATTTGAAACTATATTTCAAGATCCACCATTATCTGAAAAAATCCAATTTCCTTTTGATAAAACAAATTTTATTATTGAAACTTTAAGAGATATTAAAAGTAAAAACACATCCTCTGTTGTTGCGTATTTTGTATCTATAATTGAATCATTATTATGTTTTAATTATTCATCATTTAATTTAATATTTAACTCGTTGAATAGATTACCAGAAATATTGATTATTACTTTAGGACCATTTTTAATATCTGTGTTAACATCTTTTTTGTTTTTAATAAATATGATTTACACATTGTATTTGTGGTTCGCTAATATGGGATGGTTTTTCAAATCACGTATCAACGAAAAAACAGATTGGATTCCAGTAACATTATTACAACCTATTGGTTTTGGAATATCTCTATTTATGGTATTTTTATTCTCTCTGTTGTCTTTGTTAATAGCATATTTTGGAATACCAACTATCTCATCAGGAATTATTTTATGGACATTAACATCAATAGCAAGTTATAAAGGTTTTTTTATAAATAATGATAAAAGTAAAAAAGAAGTCAATTTTGGAAATATAATACTTTGTGTATTTAAATATTATAAAGTATTGATAACTACAATTATTAGTTTGTTTGTTGTTATAAGTGCTTTTTCAAATTTGGGGAATACATCTGGGTTGTTCTCTCTAATTGTTATTGCACTAATTTATTTTGGTATTTTTACAATTGATATTTATAATCCAATATTAAGACCAAATTTATCACCGTTAGTATCCTATAAACAGGCAATTAAAACATGTATAAAAAATGACACATCAATCAAAAAAGGTATATTCGGAATGTTTAGTAGTTTTCTGCCCCAGAAAGGTGGCAATAGATTTATTTATGAACTAAAAAAAATTAGTAAAAAGCTAAAAGATTGAACAGTTATTTTGTTCATAAATTATAAGAAAGATTTTATTATATAAATTTATAGTATAAATGTCAAAATCATTTTCAGCCAAATCAGCATTTGCATCAAATAAAGAATCGATTACTGCTGGTGATTATATTATAAAAAAAAAAAAAAATTTATGTAATTCTTTAACATTTAACACCGGAGATTTGAATATAAATCTATTTACAGAATTAGATTTAAGCGGGGTTTGTACTGTTATGGATATGAGTGGAAATTGTCAACCTAAGATAAATATGAATGAACCATTTTATTTAAATTATGTTATTGATCCAAGTGGTCAATTATTTGGTCAAACAACATGTGGTGTAAATAATTTTGTAAAATATATGGTTACAAAAGATGACTAAATATTTATTTATGTTTTTTGAAATGAGAAAAAAATGAATAATAATAATGTAAAATAATAATGTAAAAAAATCTCTGTATATAAATAAATAATGAACGAAAAAAATGAGTTTTTACCTTTTGTAAGTATTTGTACTCCTACATTTAATAGACGACCATTTATTCCAATGATGTTGAAATGTTTTGATAATTATAATTATCCAAAAGATAAAATGGAATGGATAATTATAGACGACGGAACAGATAAAATAGAAGATTTAGTTTCACATATTCCTCAAGTTAAATATTTTAAATTTGAAAAAAAAATGACATTAGGAAAGAAACGGAATTTAGCTCATCAACAATGTAAAGGTGAATATATTTTGTATATGGATGATGACGACTATTATCCTCCAGAGAGAGTTTATCATGCTATTGACACATTACGAAACAATCCAAACGCCTTATGCTCAGGTTCAAGTATAATTTATACCTATTTCAAACATATTGGAAAAATGATAAAATTTGGTCCTTATGGTGCGAATCACTCTACAGCAGCAACATTTGCTTTTAAAAAGGAATTATTGAAACTAACAAGTTTTGATGACAATGCATGTGTTGCGGAAGAAAAACATTTTTTAAAAAACTATACAATTCCATTTGTGCAATTAGACCCAATGAAATCAATTTTGGTTTTCTCTCATATTCATAATTCATTTGATAAAAAACTATTATTAAAGGATCCAAATGATTTTGTAAATGTTTCAAAAATTGAAGTAAATGATTTTATAAAAGATGATTCAATTAAAGAATTCTTTATGAAAGATATTGATGATATTTTAGATAAATATCAACCTGGTAAAATAGAAAATAAACCAGATGTTATTAAACAAATACATGAAATAAAAGTTAAAAGGGATAAAATGATAGATGACTATAATAAAGGTGAATTAATTAACCGCCAGAATACAATTATTGTAGATTATGAAGGAAGATTAAATCAAATGAATATATTGACGCAAGAATTGACTATAGAAAATGGATTATTAAAAGATAAAGTGAATTATTATGACGACAAAATAAAAAAATTGGTACAAGAATTAATATTTATGAGAAAAAATGTAAAATAACCTTTGCTAAACTACATATCATCATAAATATTTGTATTAAAATCGTTAATGATTTCATCACTTACCTTATCTTCATAAGTAATTGCATTTTCTTTTGTATATTTGTCTAAATATCTATAAATGCGGTTAATATCCAGTTTAGAAATTTCGTAATTTTCAAAAAGTGAAAATAACTCTGCATCATCATCATATTTTGTGTTTAATTCCATGAAAAAAGATAATAAATCTTTTTTATCCATACCTAATTGTTGGCATAGATTTTGTATAAAAATATAGTTATTATATTCTGTAGAATATTTAGTCAAAACTTTCGTAAATCTTACTTCTTCAGTATTATATTTAGGTTTTTTATTGAAAGTATCATGATACAATTTATTATTCTTAAATGTTTTCATGAGAGAACTCATTTCGTTGAATTGCCATATTTGTTTTTGAAATGTAATTCTATCAATATAATCTGCAAAACACATATTATCTAATTGATTCAAATAAAAAGGTATAGCAACACTTTTGTCGATATTTGATATAACGTCGATAATATTTTCGTGCCATAAAAGTCCAATAATAGTTCTATCAGTTTCATTCATAATGGTATTATGTTGATTAATATTATATTGATTATTTATCAATTTATGCGTAATTTTTTTAGTATCATCATTATATGATTTCAACTGAAAAATGTTATCAATAAATTTGGATTTGAATATTTCAGGATTATTATTATAAATATTATAAATACTGTTTAATTTTCTTAAATCACCTTGTACAAAGTTGATAATTTTGTTTTCAATAATTGATGTCTCAATATTTGGTATTAATTTTGTAATAATTGTATTAATTTGACAATCATTGGGTGTTTGTAACTCAACAACATTACAAACCTTCATAAGTTCTTTGATTTTTTTATCCATATGATAATTACCAATACAAATAATAGGATTAATTGTGACTTCTTCAAGGCGCTGTTTTTTGGTTTTTTTGGGTCTAATAAGCTTTATAAGACTATTAATTCCACCTTTATCGCCATTATTCATACCATCAATTTCATCCATAATAATAGCAATTTTTCTTATTTTTTTATTAAAAATACTCATAATATTTTTATCTGACATATTATGTTTAGTTATAGTATCAATAACAGCTTTATTTCTTATATCCCCTGCATCATATTTAATAATATCATAATCCAATTGTCTCAAAATATTAGTAACAAATGTGGTTTTGCCAGTTCCAGGAGTACCATATACGTATATTCCTTTTTTAAAAACAAAATTATTCTTGTTAAGTTCAAAATTATTTAAAATATCTATTATTGTTTTGGCATTATTTTCTCTCTCTAATATTTGATTCAAATCCAAATGTTCCATATACATCTAGTTGCTTTCTTTTTATGTTGTAATTTAAATTTTTAAGTAATAAAATAGTAGAAGAATTAGAATGATAAATTCATCGTGGTTCATAAAAAATACATTTATTTTATTACTTTGTAAATAACTAATTACCTAAATAACATTTTCCAATTCCACTTTCACAATTCCGCTTTCAACGT